GCGCCTGTCCTCGTCACCATGACCACCGCGCCCATCGGGGCCATTGCGGTAGTTCTGCATGGATGGATCACCAAACCGCACGATCGTATCGCGGCCATCGTCCTTCACGAGGACCGCAAACTTCTTGTCCTCGCCTGGAGTCCGCTTGGGCTTGTCGTAGCCCTGGAACACCTCACCGGCGTAGCGGATGGTCATGGGTTCAGAGCTTCGGAATCATTTTAGGTGAGTTACCGAGCGCGTATCGCAGTCTCCACCGCAAGGCGTGACAGGCGCTCTAAGCTGCAGTGCTCGACTTCCGCCCTGCCAATGAGCGCTACCACCCCCGATCCCCACGGTCACGAAACCCTGACTGCAGCAGATGCCTGGTTCCTGATGACCGGCGAGGCTCCGACACCCGCGCAGGAACACATGCTCGATGCTGTCTTGCACAAGATGTACGTCGCTGATTTCGGCGAGGAGCCGCCGCAATGCACCGTCTACCCCGACACCCCTCTACCGGACCCTGCTGCCTAGACGCCCGCCACGTCTTTCGTGATACACTTTCGACGGAACCAATGGACGGACGGACCCGACTCGGCGCCAGCCTGGTCGGGTTTTCTTTTGCCATTGCCGTGCACCGGTGCGCTGTTGCTGACAACTGCACGCACTAGTGGGCATTTGTACTTACGCTGTGCCTGTTGGAGACGGCGCCCCGATCGGTTTCGGTCGGGGTTTTTCTGTCAGCGTCTCCACAAAGTAGCATCCAATGCAGTCTTATGCCCGCCACAGCGGACAAGCTGCTATTCTTTTCCCGGTCTGTGTGGGTACTGCCCAGCCTGGTTGACTACCTGGCTGGGTTTTATCCTGCTGCGACTGGTTCGCGTTCTTGACCGGTTCCCGCAAGCGCATACAGTCCCAGCCCCGCTCCAGCGGCCGGGAGCCCCCAGCGCATTGCCAAGCGGCGGCCGGAGCGGGTTTTCTGGGGCTCGGTCTTGGCCAGTTCCTCGACAATCTCGGCCAGCTGCGGCGCGGCCTGACCCTGCGTCAGTTCGTTCAGCTGCTTCGCCATCAGCAGGGACTCGAGATCCAGTTGCTGGTGTTCGGGGTACGCGGGACTCCGTTGCCACCCCACGCCATACACGCCAGCAGCGACCGCTTCGTTGGCAGTCATCGGCTGATCCTTGGCCCTCAACGCCAGCATCGTCGGGTTGATGCCCGGCACCGGCAACTGATACGGCTCTCGCTGCGCTGCTGCCGCACGCTGCATGGCTTCTGTTGCAGCCAGGCGGCGGGCCTGCATCACTGGCTCATAGTCCAGCCCCAGCTTCTGGAAATCACGGCGCTCGCTGCCTTCTGCACGGCCCTCGCGCAGACGCTGCTGGCCGATGGCTTGCGCTAGGCGGTAGAGGGGGTTCATGACGTCATCCCCGCGTAGATCCGCTTTACGGCATCGGCCACGGCACGATCTCCAGCCATGCGGGTGTTCACTGCCCGCCCTCCTTCTTCACTGGCACGCAGTTCGGCACCTTCTTGCCGTCCTTTATCTTCATGCCGTACGCCTCATAGCCCTTCCAGCAGGCATCGGCGAGCTTGTCTCCGGCCATGCGTGTGGTCATCGTGCCTCAATCGCCATACTCAATACCTCCGGCGGACTCAGCTGTGGATACCTTATCGAAAGCTCTGCAATCCTTCGCGCAACCGCTTCCTCATACGCCTGAACCTCGGATTCAGGGGGCATTTGGTTTCTTTCTTGTATCCATCTAGCCAATTCATTTCGATCCAGCTCTTCTTCTCGCTCACCATCAATATTGCCGTCAATCCAGCGCTGCTCTTGCGCGGTCGGCAGGTCTTCTGGGGGCAGATACCGATACTTGTCCTGGCGCAACAGGGCAAGTACAGCAGGATCTCCGGCTTTTCGGATGGTCATCACACGGTACCTGGCAACGCGCTTTCATGACCCAGCACCCCGAGGGCGCCGAGACCTGCGCCGGCCATGGACCCATAGCTCATGACACGTTGCAACCGCTCTCGTGTCTCGGCTGCAATCGCGCTCTGGATTTCATCCTTGGTTAGCCATGGGTTCAGCAGCCTCTGAACCTGCTCCTGCGTTTCGATCGACCGCTCAGCCTCCTCTGCCTGCTTTTTCCCTTGTACGCGCCTGCCACCAAACCGGGCAGCCAACCGGTCGTCGACGTACTTACCCACCCTCGGACTTCTCATCGCCAACGCAGCTGCGCCACCAGTGGCTCCAATCATCGGCAGGAGCGTCATGAGAGCATTCAAGCCAAGCTCACTTCCACTGCTGTCGCTATTGGTTGCGTCAAGCACACCGAGGGCTCCTAATCCTGCAGTCCACAGCGCCGGTTCACGGAAGAGCCCCAGGTACTCGGGATCCTGACCTGCAAACCGTCGGCCTAAATTCTGGAGGCCCGCCATCGACCAACCACTATTGCAACGAGTCTAGCTATTCTCTCCGCTTCGCTATTCGCAAACAGCAGATGGCCCAGGCGTGACCCGCCTCATGGACTGGACAGGGGCCTGGGCTCTGTTGTCACGCTTGCCGAATGGGTCCCCGGCGTGACCGGCGTTGAAGCCATCGCGTCCGATGACCGCTCAGCCAATACCCCGACTACTCGAGGGAATGCTGCCACCCCTCCGCCAGGGTGGACTTCTTCTGCTGGGTCGACTCCCCGGTCATGCGGAAGGACCGTGGGCCAGCAGGAGCCCGATACCCCATCCGGATGTTTCCAGCCGGGGTAGAGCGGGGACCTTCTCATTTTACATGAATTATGGCTGGCGCATAAAAAACGGACCCATCCGCATCGCAGAATGGGTCCGCAGTGGCTCTTTCACACACGCAGGCTACCACCCCCGAGGCAGCCAACGCGAATTTAACACGACTACGCGATGGCTTGACGCGACCTGAATGCTTCACGCACGGCATCCAGCTCGTAATTGCACGCCACAGAAAATGCCTCGACCAGGTCTTCGTCGTACTCACCTCGCTCCACCAGTGCTGCAATCCGCTCCTCAGTGAGTCCATTTCGCTCCAGGAACCGCTCCGACAGCTGCGCCTCCTCCAGTTCGCGCTGAGGCCAATCCCATGGCTGCAGTACATCCTCCTCTTCTTGCTGCGCCGGCTTCGCTTCACCGCTCACCAATCGTTGGCTGGCGGCTTGCAGTGACGCCATGATCACAGGGAAATCTTCCTGGCCTGCGTCGCTACGGATCCAGCTCTCCACCTGATCCAGGGTCACCGCCGTCAGGTACTCCTCATTCCGGTAGTAACCCAGCAGGGCATCGGTCGTCACACCCAGCACGTCTGCCAGGGCGGACTGGATCCCGATCCCGACCTTCATGGGCGCCACCTCACCGCGCAGGTACTTGGTCAGGGTGCCGACCTTGACGCCGATCAGATTGCACAGCCCGCGCTGCGACAGGCCGTTGACCACCATCGCCTGGTTGATGGCCTTGACAAATCGGTCGATCTGGGCGCGCTCCTCATCTGTATGGAGCACGGGCTGTCGTACTGGCTTATCGCCTGCCTGTGTCATTGCAAGACTCGCTGATCTGGGGGTGATAGCACCGTAGTCCGTCGTGACGGGGTGACGGGGTTGACGCCCATTATCAGTATCAATTACGCAGCAAGCAAGTCCTGGACTGGCATTGCAGGGGTACAAGGCACGCCGTGCATGGGGTTGACGGGGACAGGGTCCTGGCTAGCATCTGCCCGCCGTGTCAGACAGAGACCAACACGGCGCACGCCATGGCAGTCGAGCATCCGTTTTCGATCCACCCCATCATCCGCAACAAGCCGCCCACCTGGGAGCCAGCCTTCGCTGACGACTGGGCCGAACGCAAGGGCAGCCTTGAGACCCTCAAGGGCTTCATCTCGCAGGGATACGCCTTCATCCCTGCGGCAATGACCAGCGCTCACCGCAGTACCGCCGCCTTTGGGTACGCGGACCTCGTCGTGGTCGACATCGACCATGGCCTCACCATCGAGCAGTTCCGCTCCCACCCACTGGCTTCCTCGGCTGCCTGGGTGTACACCACCTGCAGTCACCGCCCGGGTGAGCAGGAGCGCTTCCGCGTGATCTTCCGTCTGCCGTGGCGGATCGATGACCCCGACCTCTACAAGGCGACCGTCACGCTACTGAGCCGTTCCCTCGGCGGGGACCGCTCCTGCACGGATCCCTGCCGCCTCTTCTACGGCAACGACCAGGCCGAGCACCCGATCTGGAATCCCGACGCGGTCCTGCCGGAATCCATCATCGACGACGCCCGTACGGAAGCAGGCCGTACCCGCGTCCAGTACGACCGGGCCACCGCTCACTACGACGACAACACCATCCGACAAGCAGTCTTCGTGTTGGAGCAGGTCCTCGAGCCCACCTCCGACGGCGAGCGGGATCGCTTCATCCGCACCACTGCAGCAGCAGCCTCGGCTGGCGAACCTCTGTTCCAAGCCTGGAGTGACTGGGCTTCTCGCGGACACCACGGCTCCGGCAAGAACTCCCGGCAGGCCAACGAGAAGTTCTTCCGGGGCTTCCATGGTCGCTCGACCCTGGCGACGCTCTTCTTCCTGGCGTCCGAGCAGAACCCGGACTGGCGCAAGGCCCTGCCCGAGGAGCTGCGCTCATCGTTCTCCTTCACGCACGCCACCGCCAATGTCGCCGGCTACGACCACGAGGACTTCCTCGGCCTGATCGACGAAGAAAACGAACGCCCCCGGCAGATCACCACGGCAGAACTGGCGACTCCTTCGCTGTTCGACACCGAGCGGCCCTGGATGACTGTCCTGCAACCGCCGGAGCAGCCAGCCGTTAAACCTGCCGGTATCGCAGCAGGTTCAGGTGCCGACGGACCTCCCGCCTTCCACGACGAGGACTTCGACGACTCCGACGAGGAGATCGATCCTGAACTCCTCGAGGATCCCTACGCCGACATCCTGGGCGACTTCACTCCGCCAGAGCAACCTCGAGCAGGTATTCCGCGTCGACGCGGACAACGTGGCGGTGAAGACGATGTCATCGAGACAATCAAGTCCCGGCTGCAGGCTATGTACCCAGGCCTACGGCAAAACGCATTGTCGCTGCAGCTGGAATACGGGCCCGCCGACGCACCCAAGGTCATCCACGATTCCTCGACATCTTACGTCCGCATCTCACGGGGCACTGACAAGGTCTTTCCTAAAACCCTGGTCTACGACGTCGCGCAAGTCATCGGCTACGAAAATCGCTACCACCCGGTGAGGGCCTACCTCGAGCACTGTATTGCCAATGCCGAGCCCTGCCCCTATTTCGAAAGCATCGCTACCGAGATCCTTGGTCTCAGCGGGGATCCACTGATGAATCCTGATCTCGATGAGGGCCGCAAGCTTGCTGATGTCATCATTGAACGCTTTCTTATTGGTGCTGTCGCTCGCGTGATGCAGCCAGGATGCGACCATGACTGGATGCCCATCCTGATTGGCAGTCAGAACTCGGGCAAATCGAATTTCTTCCGATACCTCACTCCGCCCGATAATAACGACAGCAACAATTATCCGTGGGTCAGCACTATCCAGCAGGGAATTCAGACCCTGAAGGATCGCCCGCACCAGTTGCACGCTGCTTGGTTCGTTGTTCTTGACGAGGTGGAGCGCTTCTTCAAGCGTCGCTACACCGAGGAGCTCAAGAACATGGTGTCCATCTCAGTCGACCGTTCAGCTCGCAAGTACGAGAACGAACGTGACTTCCCCCGTGGCTTTGTTCTCTGCGGCGCCACGAACAGTACGGATTTTCTCGTTGATCCAACCGGCAACCGACGCTTCATGCCAGTCGTGGTTGCTGGCAAGATCCGTAACCCGCTCAATCGCAGCGTCAAAATTGTCGATCTGGATCGCCTTAAGCGCGACCGGGAAGCCATCTGGGCTGCTGCCTGCAGGGCCTACATGGACAATAAAGCGCACACCTGGGCTAGCCACGAGTTGGCAATGATCAACGGCTACCAAAACAGCTTCATCAGCGACAGTGCTATTGAGGCAAAGGTGGCCAGCGTGCTTGAGACTCGCTGCAGTGGGATCTGGCAGAAGATCAATTACGTCACATTGGCCGATATCTTTGAGTGGCTCGATATCCCGGTCGACCGGCAACCCACGATCTCCCTGGCCATCACGGATGCCCTGAAGCGCCTTGGCTGGCAGGTTAAGCGCGCCAAGATCGCTGGACAGGTTCGGCGCATCTGGATCCGAAATGCCCTGCTGGAGGACTGAGCCTGCATCGCCGACACACATCCGATCCACAAGGCGCTCCGATGGGGCGCTTTTTCATTGCCTCTTGCTGTCTTCGTGTTTATGTTTTCTTCACGGCGACCCCGTCACCTCCGGCTCATGAGTCCCATGGCGAGACGCCGTTGGGCTTGCATTCTTGTAGCAACGCGTACACTCCTTGCTGGGCTACGCGTTCGCCGAGATTCTTAAGGAAAACCAAACCCACTGCAATGACTGGGCTCGATTTGACCCTGTCAGGGGTCTGCCGCGACCCCGTCACCTCAGATTCCCTGCACTGCAGTCGATCTGGGCCGATGTGCGGGGTTGTCAGGCTTTTGCAGAGACCTGTCATTGGTAGGGGGCCCGTGACGGGGTCTCTTCTACCCCGTCACTGAGACTGCTCGTTTCTAGGTACAACTACCCATGGCGTGCTCGCTAGCATTCGTCCATGAAGCCTGCTCTCTAAAGACAGGAAAGAGGGAGAACAATAAAAAGAGAGTTACGGAAACCCCGTCAACCCCGTCACCTTCCGCGAACTCTCTTCCCCTGCAGCCGATCCTGAGATGACGCCTTGATCACGGGGGGTCACTAAATCGCAGGGGCTTCGCTCAAACCCTTTGCAATGACTGGCTTCAATGGTGACTCCCCCCGTCACCTCGCTGGTTTTCCCCGGGCCAAGCCCCGCCCCCTTGCTGCTTGCGCGATAAGCGCTACGATCCGCGCGACACAGCGGACACCGCATGCAGCAACACCCCCTATATGCCACTGATCGCCATACGGTGGATCGACTATTGGCAGCCACCACGCCTTCTCGGCAGGACATCGTCGACTGCGCCCGCCTCTGGAATCGCTACGAGCCCTTTGACGGCGCCGCTGACATCAAGGCGGACCTCACCCACTGCCTCCGGTCCTGGAACCTCACCAGGACCGAGCTGAACGCCTCTGCGCGCACTGTCTGGCAGGAGGGCTACCGCCCCATCCAGCTCGATGCCGCAGAGGTCGGCTCCGGTGCTGACGTCAACGCCGCCTGATGAGCCATGTCCGTACAAGACCTCATCGCCAGCGACTGGATCGACTGGGCTCGTCCCAGCGAGCAGGACGCTGACGAGTTCTACCAGGTCGAGATCCGCCTCAGCCGTGATCCCGACCGCTCTGCTCACACCGCTTTCGCATTCTGGGGCAATGTCGGCCACGGCACTCCCTGGCGGCGCACCTGGCGTTGGCGCAGCAGTCGCAACCTGGATCACGAGCTCAAGCAGCTCAGCCTCCAGGTTCTTGCGGACCTGGACGACGCCTCCCAGGAGCCCGTCGTTCGCACGTATAGGTCAATCACGAGAATCCCGTCGCCCTCTGGCGGCTGGGTCTTTGACGCCATTGCTGACGACGGCACGGCTTGGTGGCGATTGGGTGAATCCGGCAACTGGATGCCCCATGCGCCACTGCCTCAGCCAGACCAGCCCGAAGACTGATCACGCACCATCCCATCGCGCACTAACCCATGCCTAACACTCCACATCGCACGCGTACTCGCCATCGCAACCGTCTTCGCTTCAAGCCCGCCGAGCGCCGCGAAATGGTCCGCCTTGTCCTCGAAGAGGGGCGGCCGATTAACTCCGTTGCCCGGGAGTTCGGCACTTGCTGGTCCACTGTCAAGAACTGGGTCAACAGGGCCCAGGCCCTCGAGTCCCAATCCCAGACACCCGCCGGGACCCTGATTACAAGTGCGCTTCTGGGTCCCGTTGGGGGGTATCGCTTCATTTCGGATGAGCAGAAAGCAGAGGCCCTGCGGCTGGTACTGGATGAAGGGCTGTCCGCCTTCGCGGCAGGGGCACGTACCGGTATCGCGTACAGCACGATCAGCCGCTGGCTGCGGGAGATGCGTCATAACAGCCAGGGGTCTTCACGATCTGAAGACATGGCCATGGAGGCGCCAGTTCCGGAAAACCAGCCGGTCGAGCCCGCCCAGCCTCAATCCTCCAGCGATCAACTCTTTACGGAGCTTCCCTTCGATGATCGCTTGACCAATGGAGTTGCCGCTGATGTCGTCCAGTTGCGTGAGCAGGTCGCGGAGCTGCGCATGGAGCGTGATTTCCTGCGATTGGTCGTCATGCACTTTGTCGCCCCGACACTAGATGCCGCTCCTGACATGAAGGTCACATTTACTGCGGAGTGATATGTCTTCTGCGTCTACCTTTTCTTCTGGCGTCATTGCCTCTTGGGGATTCCTGCAGGGTTTTCTTATTGGCCTGAAGCTAATTGGCTACATCAGCTGGCCTTGGTGGCAGGCTCTGCTGCCGACCTTGATTGGGTCTGGACTTCTTGTGGCCATTGCTTCGGTACTTGCCGTTTTCGCCGTATTTTCCGCTCTCGCGGAGAATTGAATCATGCACATGCACATTGATTCTGACTGCGGCCGTCTCGGTCCTTTCTGGTGGATCAATGCCGACACCCGGCCGCGCTGGTACAACATCCCAGGCTTCGGCAATTTTCAGTTCATCCAGGAAGGTTCCTTCGGCTGGGGGAAGCAGGCGCAAATCATTCTCACTCCAGTCGAGCCGTTCGATCCGTGAACGAACCTACGCCATTGATGACATCGATCCTGATCGCCTTTGATCAGGCGCCAACCACTGAAAGCGGTCTTGCTGCGGCGTTTGAGATCGCAGCCGACAAGCTCGTACCTCCCTGTCATGCGCCGCCCGCTGACTGGGATTTCGAGGAATGGGGCCGCTACAGCAAGCAGGCGTCCATCCGCCGGCGGATCATCGCCCTGGCAGATGAATTGCGCCGCTTTCAACCCTCTTCGCCTTGACCACGCTCGATCCGACGAATCCGAATCTCGTGGTCCCTGATGTCGTCCTGTAGCTGGACTATATCCTTGGTCAGCTCGGTTCTTAGTAACTGCAGCTCCTTCAAGATTGAGCGCATGCTCTCACGGATAGTTCCGTGTTCGCTGGCTATTTTCCATAGCGCTCCTACAGCCGCAACTGAGATTGCGGCGGCAACTTCAACCACGGCTCAACTGCTGAATCCTTTGGAGATTGTAAAGATGACTAGCCGGGTGAAACATGCCTAACCCTCCCGAGATGCGCCCGCCACGGCAGCCGCAGGACTGGGACCAGCGCTTTCTACTTCTGGCTCGGACCATTGCCGGATGGAGCAAGGATCCCAGCACCAAGGTTGGCGCCGTCTGCGTCCGCGACCGGCGCGTCCTGGCCTCTGGTTACAACGGCTTCCCGCAGCACGTTGGCGATCACATCGCTCGCTTGAAGCACCGGGAAACCCGTCTGCTCATGACGGTGCACGCCGAAGCCAATGTCATCGCCTACGCCGCTCGCCACGGCGTCTGCCTCCATGGCGGCACGATTTATGTGTTTCCGTTGATGACTTGCAATCAGTGTGCTGCTCAGTTGATTCAGGCGGGCATCAATCGCGTCGTCGTTCCGAACTTTGTCGAGCCAATGCGCTGGCAGGAAAGCTTTGACGCAGCCCGGCAGATGTTTATCGAAGCAGGCATTCCTGTCGCTCGCATTCCGCTTTCTGGCGCGGTTGAACCCGCTTTGGACGGTTACGAAGATCAGCTCTTGCCGATCGACGCCTAAGCCGTTGGCCGCCGTATGCACCCCTTGATTTTCATCAGACCACCCTTCCATGCCACGTCGATTTGGGCCTTTCCCCGTTGGGCTTCGCGTTACGCACACGATCAGCAAGAGGCCTGGGCTCATCGTCGGCCGGGGCGAACCCCATGGGCTCAGCTTCTCCCTGTATCCCGTCATGCTTGAAGGCATGACGCGGACCGAGCTGTGGCCCGAGCATCAGATCCGCGCAAGGCCAACCAAGGAGCAATTCGCTGCTCATGGCGGCACCTTCACTGCACTGCCCGGTTATCCGCTGTACCTCAATGGCAAACCAGTCAACTCCTCCACTCCGGCTCGGCGATCGCGTTCGTGAGCGCGATCGCAATGGCAACTGTGTCGCCAGCCCCTTTTCTCCCAACTACAAGACGATCTGCCAGATCCTGTCACATCGGCGCGAGGGTCGCATCGTCGGCTTCGAGGCCCGCAAAAACAGCAGGGGCACCCGTTGCGAGTACGCCATGGTCCAGTGGGATCATCTCAAGTCACCTTCCATCCATGCCGCATTTCGATTGGAGCGGGTTTCTGACGTCGACACCTGACCTCGACTGGTACATTCGGTGCAGCGTTAGGGTTTGCGGTGGCTAAGTGGCCGATTCCGCCCAATCTCCACCACGAGATCGAAGGCGGTCCGATGTGCTTTTTTCACGAACACGCCATCGGCAGCAAGGATGGCCGCATTCCTCGTTACTCCGATTCATATGCTTGTGTTCGCTGCATTTCCGCGTTAACGGAAGGCCGCCTTTCGCTGGATATCCACAAAATCAGCAGGCAGCATCGCCGCAAGTTTCTCGAGTTTTGGAGTCTTGTCGATATCTGCGGCTCTGATGACTGCTGGGAATGGCAGGGGACCAAGTGCCCCAGATGGAATTCTGGGCGCTTCCATATCGCTCGTCACTGGACGCGCGGCAATGCCCACGCCGCCCAGCGCGTTGCCGTTTGGTACACATGGGGGGATGTCGGCAGGCTCCCGATTCACCCCATCTGCAAGAACGTCAATTGCTGCAACCCACTCCACCTGCGCGTCAAGGGCGTTCCGCACTTCTACCACCAGCGGAAACTGCAGCTGATTGATCTGGAGTTCAACTCCATGAAGCTCCTGCGTCAGACCAAGGATTTCCTTGAAGCTTCCGCCTCGATGACGCCCAAGCGATTCGAAACCCTGCTTCAGCAGAACGAAGCCTGGATTGAGCAGCGCCTGCTAGGGGATGAAGAAGACGAGGACGACGACGTCCCGGCTGAGGAATCAGAGCGGTCGTTGGACCTTTTAACATAGTGCTATCAGTGACTATGTGGTAGCGGTGCCTTCTTACGCCTCTCGAATCCGCGCCGATGACTTCGAGGCCAATTATCAGACCTTAAGCGGCAATGGCCGTCAGTGGACTGGCACCGCGCCCCCGAAGTTGAAGTCTGACGACCCCAACGAGAAATGGGTCATCACGGATACGCGACGCCTTGCGAGGAGCAATCCGAACGCCGGATACAGCTTTGAGAATGTTCCGGTCTGGTCCAAGATCAACTTTAATCAAGCAGCCGATAAGAAAGAAGACGTCAAGCCCTCGGCGCCTGCTCCCGCTCCTGCCCCGCAGCAGCCTGCGGCATCGTCACAGCAAGTCGCTGATCGTCGTGCCGCTTACGAGCGTGCCCAGGAGTACCAGACACAAAACGCTGCAATCCCCCGGACTCCGCCCCCAGCGGATCCGATGTCAAAGGATTTCTACAGCGACCTCAATGCTTATGGCAGGGCCTACATCGATGACTACTTGACCGGTCAAAAAACCGAGCAGAAGCGAGTTGAGTTAGCCATTGCGGAGGGCCTCGATTACGGGACTCGCTTGTCGCAGCAGATTGATCCCAAGAAGATGGCCGTTTCCAAGCCGACGACCTTTGACGAGACGATGGCGCAGCTGAAGCGCTACAAGGAGCTCATCGCCTGATCTGCGACTCCTGTCAGAAACTCGCCATGTGCACGCTAGGTCTTGCGTGGTGCCCGCCAAGGCGATAAGCTGCCTCCCAGCTGCACCCCTGACTCTTGTCGCTCCCGTTCCGGGTAGAGCGCGTCGCGGCGACCGAATGTCCCCAGATGGTCGCTTACATTGCGCTGCACAACGACTACTCCGAAGAATTTCATGCGTCGACTTCACTTGATGAGTCTGAATGCGGCCGCATCTGCGTCAAACGCTTACTTCAGGGAAATCGTAATCATTGGGGTCCATTAGAGCATCCTTCGCTCACACTGGCTCTACGGGCTGATCACAATACCATCATGCAGTTGCGGACTCACCGCATTTCTTCGCATGATGTTCAGTCGATGCGTTATACCGGCTCACGCATCGAAAAGGTCGCAAGCGGCGAGATCCCCCCGGAAGACGTCTTCTACGTCCGTCCTCCCGGGAAATACCACGATCGCCAGGGCGACCCCTACGTCTGGACTGAGCATGACGTCGAGGACTCGATCGCGTTGGCTCTTTCCTCGGCCATGGACTACGCCAATCTCCGCAAGAAAGGCGTCTCCGAAGAGCAAGCTCGCGGGGTCCTGATTACCAGTTACTTCCAGAATGACGTCGTCACATTCAATCTGCGTGGCTGGCTTCATCTTCTGGATATCCGCCTCAAGGCAGACGCTCAGTGGGAGATGCGCTGCCTGATGGAACTTGTTGCGCTTCAGGTGCAGCGCTGGGCGCCTGAGGTCTATAGCTGGTGGGCCGAGAACCGCCGTGGTAAAGCAATGCTCGCGCCCTGACATGACACGACCTACCAAGCTCGAACTTCTTCGTCGCTTCTTCCCTGAGGTCATGGAGAAGGGTGGCAGCAAAGGCGACAAAGAAGCCGCCATGAAAGTCAACACCCTGGCCTGCGAAGCGGTGCTGGCCGATTTATTGAACCTCTACGACAAGGGCCTCGCTCAACGCGGTCTTGGCGTTCTCTGCCTTCGGTTACATAAAGACGCCCAGGAAAGCTCCTATATCTCACTGGAGGATCTCCGATCTGATCGTGATACCGCTAGTCAGGCGGGATCAGTTGATCTCGAGTCCTTCCTTGCGGATGTGATTGATCAGATCGAGCGCACCAGCCCCGAGAAGGCTGCGTTAATTCTGCTGCTAGACAACAGCAGTGCCCAGCTTTTTCCTGTCAGCCGTGAATACCCGGCTCGTTCCATTCAAGCGCTTCTGGAGGAATACGCCGCATGATGCAATCTCTCGTTCAGTTCCTTTCAATCATTACAGCCTCACTGGCCCTTACTTGTAGCGTATTCTTTTTTGTCTATGACATGAATCGCGATGCCGCAATATCTTTTCTCTTGTACATTCTCTCTTTTGCTGCCGCCGTGATACTCAATGAATGAGCAAGACTATCGTGGTCATTTTGCTCCGCCCGTCAATGTCATTCAAGCTGCCCGCGCTGTCATGGGCGCCATTGACCTCGATCCCTTCAGCACGCCGCTGAACAACCGCCTTGTCACGGCTGCTCGCATCTACAACTGCGAGATGATCCATATCGATGACATCCTGCATCGCAATTGGCAATGCGGCGACCAGCAGCGTGTGTTTCTTGGTACTCCCACCGGGGCGACTCTGTCCAGGCGCCTACTGAACAAGACGCTGCGGGAGTACAGGGATGGTCGCATCACGCAGGCCGTGCTCTGGATTGCCATGCACGAAAGCATGATCCGCCATCCCTGGATCTGGGACTTTCCGGTCTGCATTCCCTACCGGCGGCTGCGCGCTTCCTGGTACGACGACGAGTTCGACCGCTGGCAGCCGGTCAATGCTGCCACATGGTCCTTCGTGGTCTACTTGCCCCCCGCCACGCCAAACACCGAGTTTCTTGCCAAGCTGAGCCGTTTCAGCGTTGCCTTTTCTCCAATCGGCCGCGTGGTCTTCAACGAATTCAGCGGCGAAGACGATTGGCTTGATTCATTTCGCCTCTCAATGAAGAAGCCCTATGACTTCCGTGGTTGAGCGCCCTTGCCGCCTGCGCTGCTCCGACACCGCAGCGGAAGAATTCCAGGGGCCCAATGGAGACTGGTTCTCGATCTATCGGGCCATTGTCCTCGATAGCTGGCTGACATGGAAGGATGCCCTGCCAGATCAGCCCATGACCGGTCCGTTGGACACTGATGTCGCGAGCGCAATCACAACCTTGGCCTGCAAGATCCATGCTGCACACATGCAGCTTCCTGACTACAGGCGGCTGACCCAGACGCCGTTTCGTGTCGGTCGCTGGTGGGATCCGTTTGCCACGGATGGCTGGGAAGATGGCTCCCGGGTCCTGATTCGTCTTGAGCACTACAGCGCTCAGCGGTTTGCTTCCAAGATCCCGGCTCGACTGGAGCTCGTGACGCGATCGAAATCTGAACACTGGCTGGAGATCTCGCTTTCGCAGGGCACTCCTTGCCCGCTCCATTCGCTCGACTACGACCGTGTCGTTACCACGGAATCAGCATGAGCGAATCAGCGGTAGCCCCTGGATTCCGCAATCGCGGCCCTCGCGCCCAGTGCTCCAGACCCCTGCTGCCTGAAGGTTTCGCGTTCGTCCCGCAGGATCTCGTTTCGGGTCAGCAGTGCGTTCAAGCCGCCCCCGCCGTCGGCGCTTTTCTGCCCACCGGTACTGCCTCCGTAGCTTTGCGCATCAGAGAGGGCGCGGCGGGCCTGTCCCAGGTAAGAGCTGACCAGGGCCTGGCTGCGCTCGCGGCGGGTGGGACCTGCGCGTGTGCCGTTATAGAACCTGTTTTCGGCGTACCGGCGATCCACCTGCTGTCCTCAGCCTCGAGCCGCTGCCGCCGATTGTCGTGCATCTTGGGCAGCACTCTTGACTCGGTCCACCTTCTCCTTGGCCATTGCGGCGGCCTTCTGCGGCGCCTCGCTGCGCTCTCGGCCACCTGCCTCCACGGGGCGCGAGACCGGGCGACCCCCAGGGCGTTCTTCGCTGCCGCGATTTCCCATCCGCTCACGCACGGCATCCGAGACCCTCCTGGCCGCATCTTTCAAGCCATTGCCATCACGGCCGGTGGCTTTCCGGATGCGCCCTGCCGCTTTCGCCACGGCCTCCCGTCGCTTGGCGCGCCGCTCGGGATTCGCTGCGCCGCGGGTCGTTCCAGAGGGTGTCGACCGTCGTGCGTCGCGGTTCTCTGTCTGGGGCGAGATCGGCGGCGATGTCATTACCTTGTACATGCGTCTCCTCCAGTCTAACTACTCCTATTTATGTCTCCCCGATGAGCGAGAAGACCCGCTTTGACTTGATTCCGTTTTCAGCCGTGGGCGAAATTGCTGATGTACTGGCTTATGGCGCGCGCAAATACGAAGCCAACAACTGGGCGCGCGGCACCGAATGGGGGCGTTACTTCGGGGCCCTCTGCCGGCACTTGTTCGCCTGGTGGCGCGGCGAGGACAGGGATCCCGAAACCGGCTTCTCGCACCTCGCACATGCCGGGTGCTGCCTGCTGTTCCTGATGGAATACCAGCGCAACGCGTGGGGAACCGACGACCGCTTCCGGGGCCCTGATGGCGCTGGCTTCATGAAGGACGACGGGCGCGGCTCGCAGATCCCCCTGGGTGATGCCTTCGCGGATACCGTCATCTTCTGCACTGACACGTCCGCAGCCCATCAGCCCGAGTAACGCCATGCACTGCCCGAACACCGAATGCAGCGGCCCGCAGATGCGGGTGGTTGAAACCCGTTACGCCTGGGACAAGTTCCATCGACGCCGCCGCTACCGCTGCCCTGAGTGCAAGTATCGCTTTACGAGCATCGAGCGGATCGTGAAGACCCTGGAGCCTAAGGCTGAAGACCAAACTCCTGATTGATCCGGTTCATCCGGCTTTGCAATGCTTCCAGTTGCGTGTTGATCATGGTGTTCATGTCACCACGGGGAGCCGCAGCTGGGGGCGCGCTGTTCCCAAAGACAGCCGACGCCCGGGCCTGCTGCATCGCGGCGGCCTGGCGCTGGGCTTCGATCTGAGCGACCTGCGCAAAGGCGTTCTGCACTTCATTACGCGTGATCAACTCCGGCACGCTCTGCTCAAGGGCTGAGACACGGGTAGCCAGGCGACGACGACCTGCAGTCAGGACCAGGGCCTGACCGCTGGCCATGCCGATGATGGCTGCAGCAGCGCCGGTAAGGACGGCTTCCAACATAAATGCGCGTGCAGGCTTGCACGATGCAAGACACCGGCAATGTACCAGGTGCAGGCCATTACAGCAGCCAGCGTGCTCCGTTGGCCAGTTGTAGGCGGGCGCCTTTCCCGAATGCGTAATCCCACGCCTTGTGTACCCGCGAGCCTCCATCACGTGAGGCGCCAAACTCTCCTCCCTTGACGGTCAATCCTGCTGATACTGGCTTGCCGTTGACAAGCGCGAACTGATCCAGGGCCGATCGGTCGAAAAACCCGCCATCGACCCGGGCGATATCGAAGTGATCGCCGTACTGATTGGCGCCCTGGGGTCCCCAGCCGCCCTGGACATAGGTGCCAGTCTTGAGGTCCTTTGTGCCGTGGATCAGTCGATAGCGAGCGCCATCGGGTGTTTCGAATTGAACGTTGTCACCGTACGCTGTTTTTCGGATGCCGGGTGCATCGCCTTGCGGCCTCTGCGCGGGTGACGGGTTTTGTGCCGCAACTTGCCCCATGTCTGTCATGGCTTCTACGCCTCGCCCGCTGTCCACGCTTGGCAGCCCCGGAATTTCCGGCATCAACGCTTTGGCCAATCCGCCATGCGCCTGCATGATCTGCCGATCGGCAAGCACCTGCTGCAGCTGTGCCCCGGCCATCCTGCCAGCTTCGGGATCCATGATGGACATCGCTGCAACCAGTGGGGCTGCGGCTCCGGCGAGCTTAAGGCCGGGCAGCGTGCCACCGATGTCCTCAAGGCCAGGCGCTTTCAGCGAGCCCAATCCGAGGTTCCCCAACGCGTTTTCGCTGCTGCCGCCCATGATCTGGCGGAGCAAGGCGTCTTCCGTGCTTGTTCCGTCAGGGGTACTGGGTACCGCAGGAGCCCCCGCTCCCGCGCTGCCGGGCGCTCCTATCTTGCTGGCAACCGGATCAAACTTGCCGGCAAATCGTTGATACAGGTCACCACCCGGCTTCATGCGCTCAGCAGCTTTGTCCGAGTTGGTGCCAAAGCTGTCAGTTCCGCTCTGTCGTGGGTTTCCGACCAGTACCGTCCGATATAGCTCAGTTGTACCATGCTTGCCTGGGGTGAAGCCCCGCTGCTGAAAATACCTCTCGACGTACGGCATCTGCTCGGCGATTGTCATCGGCTTATTCGGCAAGCCGACTTCTTTGCGAGCGCCGGGTCCGAATTGAATCAGCCCGCGATACTGTCCTCCGGCGCCGCCCCAGATATTTGGGTCCAGGCCAGACTCCATTTCCATGAGCGCCCCGAGTGCCCTTGGGTCGACGCCCAGTCGCCCCGCTGTTGACGCAATGGATTGCGCGTCCTGAATGGAAAGCCCCATTACCTATCCGGATTCTTCATCCGGCGTGAGGACGATTTCGTCCATGTCTATGTCCATTCTCGCATTTTCCCACAGCTGTTTCAGGTAAGCCTCGGCTTCGTTTTCGGTTGGCACGTACCCCAGGTGCTCCTTGAACTCCTCTTCGGTTTCAGGCCGCTGCCATGGATATTCCTCCCTCACCGTGAAGGTCAGCCCGAATTGGCGCCCCATGGACGCAAAGATCTGCCGCTGCTGATACCGCGCCTCCCAGGAATCGCACAACGCCTCGATCAATTCTTTCCGAGTCATAGATTCCGCCTCTAGGCGGACTTTCCGCAACATGTACTGTTGCTCCTCCGAGAGCTCGTTGTCCATGGGATTCGCAGCAGTCTGATTCATGAGCACCCCACCGGCCCCAAGCGGGCTGCAGCCAGGCTTCGATTCTGGCTGCGCGAAGGGCGCAGTAGAACTGCTGCTGAGAGTACCAAGTTCTCCAATCCCTGGCGCTGCCTTTGTTCTCGTTGCACTCTCGGCACGCCGGCACAAGATTCGAGCGCAAAGAACTGCCGCCATAGTGGCGCGGTTTGACGTGATCGAGCGTCAGGGGAATGAGTTCTCCCCTCTGATCGCGCGAACGACCGCAATACGCGCATGAGCCCCAAGCGCTTTTGATGGACTGCTGAAACCTCCTTCGAGCGGCTCGAGGGGATAAATCGATGAGGCTGAACACATAATCATTCCAGTGTTCTGGCGTCATCCCAGCTGGTGAGACTGCGGTAACCCTAGGTTCGCCACGACGGCGCGCGAATCTCAGCAGCGCCGAAATTGCCTAGCATTGGATGCCGGTTGCGACCCCTCTGTACCCCGGCCGTTCAAGGTGTTCAGGGCTCGGGTCGAGGCCGCTTCCGGCCTGGCAACGCTAGCAAGGCTTGCAGTCCGCAAGAGAGGGCGTACACTGCCCTGCAGCTCCTGTTCGGCCATGCCTGCCGCTTCGCCTGAGATCGCCGAACTGACGGCCCAGATCACGCGGCTATCGGCGCAGTTACAGCTTCTGACGGCTCAGGCGCAGCCACCAGAGAAGGCCAGCCCGTGGCTTCCGCTCGACAAGGCGGCACCCCTGCTCCATTGCTCGCCTCGCTCGCTGCGGCGGCGGATTCTGGCCAATCGCTTCCCGGAGATCGCTTACCGCCGGATACCCGGCCCCAGCGGCAAGCGGTCCACGTATCTCGTCAACGTCGAGCGCTACCTCAGGACGTTGCACTGAGCAGCGCCTGCACGCCCTCCAGCTCGCTGCCATCAAACCAGCGCTGATACACCATGGAGTGCATCGTCAGGCTGTGCCCCATGGATTTTGCGGCCAGGGACGGCGAGATCCTCGGGTCGTGGATCGCCCTCACCGCCCAGGCGTGCCGCAGGTCGTAAGCGCGGAATCCGGCCTTCCGACGAAGCAGCATCTGGCTCATCAGACCGCCGACCTGCTGATTGTTGCGATTCAAGTCAATGTTTGGCCTGCGCTGCTGATGCAGGTCCCATCTCTCGATCCACTGCGCCGGCAGGGCCAGGGACTGCCGCGCGCCGGTCTTGCCGTTCTGAACACTTGCCAGTCCCGATGGCAGGACCGTGGCGTATTTCAGGGCTTCATGGGGGCGGCAGCCGTAGGTCGCCACCATGGCGACGGCCCACTGCCAATGGGACGGCAGCCGGTCGATCCCGGCCTCGATCACGCCGTCCGGTGGGATTTCACGGGCCTTGACGCTGGAGATCGCGTACCCCTTGCCCTTGGCGAGCAGCTCATCGATGGCATCCTCCGGCCAATGCAGCGCCCTCGCCACGGTGGCGCACGCTGTGGTCAGGACGCGCCGGTAACGGGTCTTGGCCTTTGTGGTCTCGACGAGGGCATGCAGGTGGCTCATCTCGAGGCGAGCGATACCGCGCAGAGGACGCAGCGGACGCTCGTAGCTGCTCTGCCAGGTCGACTCAGCGGCGTACCGGTGTTTTCCGTGGCGAAACCACCACTCCCGCGCCTGCTCGATTGCCGCCGGTCCGCTGATCTCCGCCACTGTCGAGACCGATGGCTCCTTGGCGGCAGAGAGCCGCAGCCAGGGGGCCCAGTCGAATGCTTCGGCGCCGATTCGATGCCGTTCCAGGGCCTTGCTGAGGACCTCCGCCAGCTCGATCGCTTCTTCTCCCTGTTCCGGATACAGCAGCCCCGTGCTGATGCGTTGCTGCCTCGCGGATGCGCCGATCGGGTCCGATGGTTTGGGCGGCAGGGTCGCGCGCAGGCGGATCCTCGATCCAGCTAGGTCCAGTGAGACCGCACAGCCCCGCAGGCGCAGTGCTGTGTTCTGACGCTTGATCCAGGAGTTGGGAGCAGGCATGGCTTGCCTAACGGCTTGCCTAATCGTGGTCCAAGCGGGCTCTGCTTGCCTGATTTCGTGCCTAATTTCCGACCCCCGCCCGGCTCTCCGCGGACGCCTTTAGTGCCTTAAAGCCCTTGGCACAACAGCGATCTGCCCCTGAGACACCCGCAGCCTTTGCAGGGTCGAGGCACTGCTGTGCAGGCAGGTTGCGCTCCAGTCATGGACAGTGTTTTCAGCGGTGCTTGCCTGGTTGCTTGCCTATTTCTGGTCTTGTGTTTCATTCTGTTTCGACCCGTTAAGGCCACGCTGCGCGTCAGCGGGCCAGTGGATCCCGAGTTCTGCGGCTGGCGGCGAGGGCGGCTGGCAGCTCTGCGAGGGCAGCTGTTGCTCAAGAACCGGACGCAGCCGTTCTGCAGGTGGGAAATGCCGCAGCAGGGCCAAGGCCTCTCGGCGCACAGCCGAGGCGACCCGGGGGGTTTCCTTGGGGCGCGTCAATCGCAGAAGGAAGTCGCGGCTGGCAAGGATCGCGCTGATTTGTCGCTGCGGGGAGCTGGCGACGGAGGTCAGATGCTCGGCGAACACGGCAGCTTGAGGGAGGCTTGCATAGCTTCTCTGTGTTTCTCTAGTTCGGGCCCGATTTCGGACCAACGGGTCACGATGTCGTCGATGACCTGCTGGCCAATCACGTAGCGATATTCCTGCATCAAGCCGGAGTACAGCGCATGGTTGGGATGGCTCGGATCGTCCCGCCCGTCGAGCCTGTACAGGTATTCAAGGAAGCGCGTTCGGTTGATCTCATGCTCTGGGGTGCTCCCAGGTGGAATCAGCGCGTTGCCCTCCATGGCCTCCGTGCGGGGGTCATCAATCTACCCAAATCGCCGTCCGAGGGTCATCAACCTGCCCAGGTCGCCGCCTTCCGCGCGCCATGTCTTGCGAAACGCCAGGCTTATGGCAGACTGATCGGGCGTGTTCACGGTCCTGGCATGGGCGACTATTCGCGCTGCGTCCAGGACCAATGTCCGCTCCGCATGCACTGCAAGCGGTTTGTGGGCCAAGGGGACGATCGTCGATCGCGGATCTGCCCGAGCACGCCGCTTGGCTTCGATTGCCACTATTTCATGCCAGTTGCAGATGAAGACACCGTCTCCGATCACCGACACAGAAATGGCGGCGCTGTTCCGGGAATGGTGGGCCGAGAGCTACCCGACCCCGCCAGGCACGCACGCTCAGATGACGCACCTGGGCTGGGGTCGCCACCTGCTTGAACTGGCGGGTCAACGGCGGCAGCATGGACAGCAGCGATGACCGCCTGCTTGGACGGCATCACCTGCCCCGAATGTGGCGCGACTGGCCGCCGGGTACTGGAATCCCGCCGCTTACCAGGTCGCGTCAGGCGCCGTTGCGCCTGCGCGGCCTGCGGTGCGCGGTTCACTAGTTACGAGCTGCGTTACGACGAGATCACGGCTCGAATTGATGCCGCGGCCTCGGCCAGGGCGTCTCGTTTGCTGGACAAGTTTCAGGCTCTGGAACGCTCGATGGCGGCAATACGTCAGCAATTGATGCAAGAGCTTGACACTGAGGGCGCCAAAGAGTTGCCCGACATGGAGGCGGAGTCGCCAACTTGCGAGCACTGCATTCAATGGACCAGCGACCGTTGCAGCTTGGGGCATCCAGACCCGCAGGACGAGGGCATTGAGTTTGCGCGTTGGTGCGCCAGTTATCGAGAAAAAAGAAGCGATCCCACGGCTCGCCACATACAACTCGTCGCGTAGCCGCCCGGCGAATTCCTACCCCTGCCGCCTCACTGCTTCGCGCAGATCAAACAGCTCAAACAACGGCCCCAGGTCATCCGTCGCCCAGGACTCGCCGGTCACCTGCTCGGCGATGCTGCGCACCTGGGCCTCCAGCGCTTCGCCGGTCGGCAGGGCCAGCAGCTCGGGCAGGCGGGCGTCGATGGCGCGGAGGATCGCCGGGGCGGCGCGGAGGATGCGGCGCTGGACCCAGCGCTTTGCCAAGGGCTTCACGACGGCCTCGGTGATGCCGAGCATGGCGAAGGCGATGGCGAGATCCAGGAGGTTCATGGGATCGCCGCTGCGAAGTCGTTCATCAGCGTGGTGACGCGGGCATCCAACAGGGCGAGGTCTAGGGATTCACCGATGGAGTAGAAGGCGAGGCGGGCGTTAGATGTTTGATTTGGCCCAAGGGAATTACGGCTGAAAACAAAGTGGTTCTGCGAATCTGCAGCAGATGATGCTCGTGTTACAACAGTGCTTGAATTGTTGTTGCGTATGTTAAACCCAGTAGACGACGATCTGGATGTTCCTATACATCCAGTCATGGCAGTGATTGCTGTGCTTCCAGAGCCTCTGTTCCGCACTAGCGTGGAAGCTAAGTGGCAGCTATTGGAGTCAACGTTTCCTACTCCAATCAAGGCCGCACCGGTAGTAGGAATTGTGTGCGCATACACAAGCAAGTGAATATTGTTTTGAGCTTCGGCATTGCTGGCGCGATTGCTGTCTAAGTATTTGGTACTCCCATTCCCCACCAGCCCCGTCTTCCTGTTGTAGTCGCCGTCTACGAAGTTAAAACTGGTCGGAGCAGTGCCTACTAGCGGAGTCAGCGCACCAAGTCGGGTGCGCGCACCAGCCAGGATGCACGATGCCTTGATGGCATTCCAGATGCCGTCAGTTTTGCAGCCGATGACGAACTCATCAATCGCCCGACGCACGCCAGGTTCCAATGCTTGGCCGTCTGCTGTTTCAACCGCAGTGATGTATGCAGCGGCGTCGGTATCGGTTGGCGTGTAGCCCGCAGCGACAGCTATAAAAGCCAGATCCGAGAACCCGAAGACGCTCACGCCTCTCCTCCAACTGCAATCCACCGCAGTGCCGACTCGCTCTCGGGTGTCGCCGGATCGTCGGGCAGGTACTGGCCCTGCTCATCACGCGGCTGATCCCACCGCCATACCGACCCATCCGGTGCGGTCCACTCATCAAACCGTGCGGGATTGTCGGGCCATTCCCACTCAGGATTCCCCACCGCACCGAGGGCGGCCACGAACTCAGCCGGCAGGTCATGGGCCACGGCCAGCGCCTGCAGATCCTGCACTAGCTCATCGGCCACCAGTCCGGCGCTGCGAGCCGCCTGCCAGGCGCCGACGAACGTGCGCTGATCTCCCTGCGCGGCCTGGCCCAAGCCCACCGGCAACGCCATCGCCAGCGCGGGGGCGTGTTGCAGAGCGGTAGCAAGGAGTTCGTTCACCGGAACCATCGCCCACACGGCGCCACCGAATGACTGCCACCGTGGCGGGTGCGTCGCCCGGTAGTAGGCCTCTTTCTCAGCGTCTGTCAGCTCCTGCAGCTCCCAGGCTTGCTGCCAGTTGCCATCGGCAATCACCGGCTGCACCTCCACCACCCGATGCGTCGCCGGGTCGTAGGCGGGCTGCGCCTGGGGCTGGATCCGATAGACGCCGAACACCGCAAGCTCTACAGAGCTAGGGCTGCTGCTGAAGCTCTTGGTCGGCTCGTCGGCCCGGAGCTGGCTGAGGGAATAGGGCCAGCTCGTGCCGGCCTCGGTGACTCGGATCATCATGACTGCACTGCGTAAGCGGCCACCACGTCGGCGTTGGTGGTGCCAAACGCGGCGAGGCTGAGGACTGCCACCTTGGAGGCAGCGAGGTTTGCGGGCTTCGTGCCGACGAAC